ATTTCGGATTTCGGATTTCGGATTTTCCTCTGAGGATATCGGATTTTTACTTTAGGTTAAACAGCGGATGGTCAGATTGCCGACCGTGCTACCAGGGTTCGACACATAGGCCGTGGTCACGTCGCCTACCAGGGGGTTGGCTATGCCGCTGCCGGCGCTCCACAGAAAGGGATTGCCGGCCGTTATAGTTATCGTGTCCTGCGGCGTTGACGTGCTATTGGTCTTGATGGTCACGTTTTGATCGCAAAAGATGTAGATGACCTGCACGGCCGCCTTGGTAAGAGCCAGAGAAAATTGCTGGTTGACGACGCCGCCGGCCACGGTGAAATCAAAATCCACTTCCTTGGCGCCGCTCAGCTTGACGCTTTGTTTGAAGCTGCCACCGACCGTACTTTGCCAGTTGATGGTGATGGTGTGAACCACGCCCTGGACCAGGAGCCAGGCGACCAGCCCGGCGACCAACCCCATGAGGAAGATTATGGCGATCATGGCTTCTCTCCTGCCAGAAGATGACAAGGTGACACGGTGACACGGTGACAAGGTGAGAAGAACTGTCTTTTTCTTGATTCATCCTTCATCCTTCATCCTTCATCCTTGTTTATGTCACGGCGGCCGTAAAATTGCCCGTGGAATCGGCGGTGACCGACAAAGTCTCTTCCTTCTCGGCTTCCACGGTCGGCGTCAAATCGGTAATCATGGCCGACACCACAAGGCTCAGGGTGGAGGAGTAGCCGAGGTTAAAGGCGTAAGTATTGCCCGCGCTCAGGGCGGTGGCACCGGCGAAGTAGGCGCCTTCGAGCGTGAGAGCGGCCGAGAAAAAGCCGGCGATGAGTGTCTGAAAGCCCAAGCTGGGAAAGTCGTTGATCTTCAGGCCGGCCGCCTTCATGGAGCATTTCCACGAGCGAAAAGCGATCTGCGTACCCGGCGCTGCGCCGACCGAGACATAGCCGCCCTTGCCTGCCAAATAGGTGCCCGGCATGGCTTATTTCTCCTCTCCGGAAGGATGAAGGCTGAAGGATGAATAAATACAAGAAGGGTCTTTTTCTTTTTCATCCTTCAGCCTTCATCCTTCATCCTTTCTTTCGGTCTGGGCCTCCCTGAGCTGGTCAAGGCGTTCTGAAAGCAGATGGATCTGGATTTCGGCACGCTGCAAATCATTCTGAGCGTTGTGCCATGCGTGCCCTTCGAGGATATTAACCTTGCCCAGAAGCTCAGTACGTTCACGCTGGGCTTCGGCCAGCCCTTCCTGAGCGGTCTTCAACTGCAAGTCAAGCGAAGGCATCATCGTAAGTCCTCCTGGTCGGGAAGGATCGTTTGCACGCGAAACTTCTGTTCCAGTGCATCCCAAAAGAGCAGACCCACCGGCATACTATCGGGGGGCACTATGACCGTGGCATCGTCCTCGGCCCGGAATACGAAATCGTGCTGGATATAGGGGCGCAATTGGCCTTTGTCCTTGGCAAAGATGACATAGCCCAGGAAGTCTTCGAGATCCTCAAAGGTGCAGTTCATCTTCCATTGTTTCTTTGCGTCCATTCTTCTCACCTTGTCACCATGTCACCTTGTCACCTTGTCATGCTTGGCGCTGCGTCCACACCAGCCCCTCGATGATGCCCTGCCAAACATCCCGGCCCGCCTTGGTGGCCTCATCCTCCTGCAAGGCCGTATCGCGGCGCGGCTCCCAGACCAGGAAGGGCGCGCCCGAAGGTAGCGTAAAGGGCGTGCCGGCCGGCGTGCCCAGCTTGCTATTGAAGATGTCGCGGACGGCCGCCACCGCTGCCACCACATCAGCCCGCGCGCCGCGAACGGTGATCGTGACCTTGCGCTTGTCCAACCAGACGGCACCGAAGGCCAGGGCCGTGCGCGTGTCCAGCTGGCAATCGAGGTTGGCGGTCGGCTTGCCAGCCACAATGTCCGTACCGGGGATCAGGCTCTTGAGGCGACCGACGACCAGAGCCGGCAAACTGCTATTCGTCTGCCAGGCCGTTTGCACGGCGCGCTGGGTATCTTGATCCACCACATCGGCCATATCTACCGTCCTTGAATTTCTGATACAGTCTATCTACAATTTAACATTCTAAAAGGAGACAATGCCTGTGCCAAAACTCAATTACATTCTCTCGCAAGGTCAGAAAAAGCAAATTGTCTTTGATTATCTCGGCGGGATGACGCTCGGCAAAATTGCGACACGCTATGGTGTAACGCTTAGTGCGATTCAAGGTATCCTGAAACGTCGCGGGATCAATCGCCGTCCGGCAGCGCACTTGACTTCGCGGCACTATGTCCTCAATGAAAACTTCTTTGCTCAACCCTTGGCGAGCGAGGCGCAAGCCTATCTGCTGGGATTTTTCTCCGCTGATGCAGGAATTTATAACGGCAAGGTCTATGTCAATCTTGCTGAGCGCGATAAAGATCATCTTGTAAAAATCTTGTCTCTGCTTAATTCCAATCTCCCTCTTCACAGGAAACGAATTGGCTACTACGGCATACAAATTACCTCGAAGAAAATGGTTGCGGACCTGGCTGCGCTTGGCATCGGGCCGCGCAAGTCGTTCACCTGTCCTGCCTGGGATGGCCCTGCTCACCTGCTCCCTCACTATTGGCGCGGCGTCCTGGATGGCGATGGCTGTTGGTGCTTTAGTAATCATCGCTGGGCACTGTCTCTGCTCGGCAGTCCACCGATGATCGAGGCTTTCGCTACTTACATTACCCGGATTTCTGATCGCCGCCCCTCGATTCGCGTTCATTCTCAAACACCCGGCATCCGTATCACCGAGGTGCACGGACTGAACCGTCTGCAAGCAATCGCCCGACATCTTTATGAAGGCGCTTCCGTCTGGCTTGACCGCAAGAAAGACCTCGTTGACCGCTTGCTTGTTTACCAGCAGCGCAAGAAACAACTCAAAGGCAAGATAAACGCTCAAGAGTTGCTTGCCCTTTATAAGGCGCATGGCGATTGGCGAGCCGTCGCCCGAGCGCTCGGATTTTCGTACAGCACACTCCGCGTCTTGCGCCATTCGTTCGACCTTCCTTTCTTCCAGGAACGAGACTGGTCAAGTTTGACCGGCGACGACTTGCGACAACTTCACAAAACTCATGGCACCTGGGATAAAGTCGCCGAAGTCCTTGACATTTGGTCAAGCCAACTCACCAGCTTGAAACAGCGTCTACTTCGCTGAACATCCCGTGTCATCGTCCTCAACATCCATTCGCTTCGCTCCAAATCCGAAACTCGAAATCCGATATCCTCAGAGGAAAATCCGAAATCCGAAATCCGAAATCCGAAACAAAACGATACAGGTTTTGAATTTTGATATTTTGATTTTGAATTTCTTTCGGATATCGGATTTCGAGTTTCGGATTTATACTTTTCTCCGACATTCCAAAACCATGAGCGAATCAAGCGTCATCATGGAGCGCATATCGAGGATGTCCAGGTAGACGCCGCCGGGCAGCTTGATACGGTCCTCGCGGGTCACGTTGATGTCGGTGGCAACGGTTACCTCGTAGCGTCCTTCACTGCCGCGAATGCCCAATTCGTCCGCTTCCGGCTTGGTGAGCATCTGAACGCGGGCCGGCAGGTTCGTGTACAGCACGACGCCGCCGGGGTTTTGGGCGTCGGAAGGAAACTGCTTGATGGCACAACCGGCCGCATCGTAGGTGATCTTCGGCCGTTCAATGGTGATCGTGTCCTGGAGGTCGGCCATGATACGGGCATTGCGGCAGGTCAGCCAGCGCGTCCAGCGGTTCTTTCTCCACTGCACCTGCCGCACGATCCAGCGCGTGCCCGGCTGCTCCTCGTTGGCCTGGTCGGTCTTCTCCACGATGACATCTCCGGCCTTGGAGGCCACGCCGGCGGGGAACATGACATCGGGGATGATCCACAGGCAATCGTCGTCGATGACTGCGCCTTCGGAGGGTGAGGCTTCCTTGCTGTCGGTCGGCCGCCGCTTGGCGGTGGCGATCTGGTAGATGACGTTGGTCGAGGCCGGCGGCGTCGGGGCCGGAGTCATGCCGTCATAAACGGCCGGCACGTCTACGATGGAGGCACGGGCGCGGGCTGATTCATAGGTAATCTGGGTGCAGTTCGTCCATACCAGATAATCCTGGGACATATCTAGCGTTGTTGGCACGGCTCACCTCTAGATGAAGTCGTAGACAACCACCCCGCCGACCCCGACGGCTGCCGACAGGTTGAGGACCAGGGATTGGCCGACGCCGGTCGCCATCCAGAACAGCTGACTGCCAACCACCGGCGGGGCAATGGGCGCCGTAATGGTGCCGCCGGCCGCGGCCAGGGCCAGGGGACCGGACAGGGCGGTACCGGCGCCATCCTTCCAGGTGGCATTGACGGCACCAGCGCCGGCCAGCAGAAAGCCCAGAACACGCACGCGGCGGCCCGGCTGGGCCGCCACAAGCGTGTTGTCTCCACTGGTCGAGATGTTGATTGGCGCCGACAGCATGGTTTCCTTTCAGCAGCGGGCCCGGCTGGTCACCACAAAAGGCATGGCCTCAGCCTGGATGAGCTGGTTGATGTCCTTGAGCATCGAGGTTAGCTGGGCGTAGTATTGCGTCCATGAATAACTCTCATTGTCAAGCGAGTAATTCAGTTTCGGCGTCAGCACTCCCGACCAGGTTCCCGCGTTAATGGCGGTAATGGCAGCGTCGATGTTGGCCTGGGTCGGATTCTGAATAACCGTGCCGACCAGCACCAGCAGCTGGGAATACAGCACTTTAGCGGCATTCAGGTTATCGAGGACCGTGTTGCTCATCGCCGTCTCAAGTGTGGCCATAGTTGCTCGCGTAGCCGCCGCACGGCCTGCTCGCTGGCCGCGATGGCGCCGGCCACGCGGGAGGAATAGCCGGCGTCTTTGGCTCCCTGCCAGCGCCGCCAGAATTCGCCGCCCGACTCCTTCTTGCTCTTGCGCTGGCCCATCGAGCCTCTGCCGATGTTCATTCCGCCGATACTGGGCATGGCTCACCTCCCCGGCCTGGCCAGGTGTGGGAACATCGCTTCGCGCAGCTTGCGGGCTGTCTGGGCCAGCCGCGACTCGTGGACGCCGGTGATGGTGCCCTTATTGGCCGCGCTGTAGAAAATACGCTCGGCATCCTTGCCGTATTCGGAGCGCATCTTGTCCAGAATTTTGCGACCCTTATCGGTGAGTGGCACGGCTTACTCTTCTCCTTGTCACCTGGTCACCTTGTCACCTTGTCATCTGATCTGGTTTCTTCTCGACCACCTCGCCCTGTTCGGTGACCCAGTAGGGGCGGCTCAGTTGCATACCGCCGGGTGTCCACAGCAGCAGGCCGTACTGGGCTTCCTCCTCAGGGATGTCCGTCTTGCGCTGCATGCGCAGGTCGACGCCCAGGCGTTTGGCCTGGGCCATGACGAATTGCGGCTCGGTAGCCACGGTGATTTCTACCGTGTTGACCGACTTGTCTACCGAGCGGATGCCCCCTTGCGCACAGGCTACGCCCTCGGCCTCGCTGGCATTGCGCCCGGCCACGACCACATCAAACGCGGGCGGTTCGGGATGAGCCGGCAGCCATAGGCGTACACGGAAATACCCGCCTGCCTCGGCTTGCTGCCGGGCGTGCGCTTCGACATGGCCGGTAGGCGGGGATGGCGCAGGACCGCGCTCCTTGCTCATCGTTACCTCTGTTGTTTTTTCTGTTTGACTTCGCCGTTGTCCCAAACCCAGTAATCTTGCATCAGCTGATGCCCCTCTGGTACCCAGAGCAATTTGCCATAATCCGGGTGATCGGGGGGTAGAGTGCTGCCGTCTAGTTGCTTGACTTTACGCTTGTCGAGTAGATCAATGCCCTGGCGTTTGGCCTGGTGCTTGATATAGCCGGCCTCACCCAGGCGCCTGAGCTGGGCTTTCTGATAGTCAAGCTCCGTCGCCTCGCTAACTTCCACCTTGTTGACCATCTCGTCAATGGTGATGATGCCCAGCTCGGCCCGGAAGGTATCGCGGGCGTTGGCCACATCGGCCGCACAAACAACATGATCGGGGGCGCCGGGGTCCTGCACGGCGGAATTGACCAGACGCAGCCGGAAATAACGGCCGGCGACCGGCGCGGCAGATTGCTTGGGCGGATGCCAACCACTTTGCTGCGCCATGCCGATTGTCTCCAGCTGGCCGGGCGTCACCTCGACGCCCTGCTGTACGGCCTGCTGTGTCAATTCGCTGCGGCTCTCTTCACGACTGCGCGCCATCATGCTTTCCTGTTCAAGTAAAAGATATTTAAGGCGTGGATTGTACAATTCTCCTTGGTTCGTAAACCATCGGCACGCCGCGTTCATCGGCTTTAACGAAGAGGACAATTCCGCGGTCAATCAGGTCCACTTGCTGCGGGGCCGCCTGCTGGACACGCAGCGGCCAGTTTGAAGCGTACTTGAAGGGGGGCTTTTTGCTGTCGAACAAGTACCAGTAGCGGGCTGCGTTGACGGCCGAGAGGCCCAGGCCGCTAGCGTCGGTCATGCGCTGATAAACCAGCGGCGAGGTAAAGAGCCTATACTTGCCAGCCAGCGGATTGCGGCTGTGGCGAACATCCTGGTTGCCCGTCGTGGCACCCGGTGCGCCGCGTAGCTCGATTCCCGTGGCGTTGAGGACCGCCTCGGCGGTGTAATATTTCTCCTGGTTGACTAGCATGGAATCGGGTATGATCCGCACGCGCAGGCCAGTGGCCGGATCGAGCATGTCACGGAAAAGCACCTCGGCAGCCTGCACCTGTTCCCAGTAGAAAAGCTCATTGAGAGGGATGATATTGTTGAAGTAGCCGGCCGAAATGTAGGTATTGTAGCCGACGCCGTTATACTGGTAGGTGTTGTTGATGCCCAAAAAACAGTCGATACAGCGCATTTCCTTACGCCAGCGCACCCAATCGCCTACCGCGTTGGCCTGCTCCAGCACTTGCCCCGTTAGATCGAGATAGACAGCCTCCTGCGTGACCTCGCAGGCTAGAGCGTTTTCCACGGTGCGCGGCTGCGTGATCCAGCGCTCTGAGAAGCCGGCCCGCTTGGTTGGGTTCCCTGGATAGCGCGGCTCGGACACGTCGCCTAGCCGCGTGGTGCCGATCACCTTACGGCCGTCGAACATGCGCGTTTGTTCGTCCGGCATGATCTGGTCCATAATGAATTCCGGATTTTCCCAGCCATCCATGAGAGAGATTTCCAAAAGACCGCTGACCACCGCCGTAAAAGCATTGATGTCGGCAAACTGCGAGGCCATGACGGCGCCGGCCCCCGTATCTTCCATGAGGGCGGCTTCTTCCTGCAGGCCAACGGCCCAGGACCAGCGCGGCGAACGCATTTTGGCTTCCCATTTCTCGCCCAGGATGCCTTCGGCCAGGTCGCGCAGAGAAAAGCTGTGCGGGTCGAGCAGCTCCATTTCGGCACCGCCACTATCGCGCGGCTTTTTGCGCTGCTGCACGCCCGTCCGCGTGTCGCGGTAACGCTTCCCCTGTTTATCCGAGGCGCCAAGCAGGTGGCGCACCTTGACAGCGAAGGAGCCGTAGCCCAGGCTTTCCACGAGCTGCCGCGTAGACTGTTTGCCGATCATGACTTGCCTCTTTTCTTGCGCCCGGCCCGAAAATTTATGCCGAATTTATGCCGTTAAGGGAAGTCGGTGATTCGCCCGTTGAGGTTAACCCTAACCCTGCTCTGCACGGTGCCCCAGGGCTGACTGTTGGGTGCCTGCGTGGGAATGCCGATAACCTTGCCGATGGCATCGGCAGTCGTGACACCAGTATGAGTTAGCTTCTGATTGACCAGGGCGGCGCCGCCGTCGCGCGTTACAGACACAATGTCACCTAAGGCGGGCGTATAGCCGGCCACGCAATCGAAATCAAAGACGCCAGAGACAATCACCGTGCGGATGGCTTTGTTGTCCGCCTCCGAGGCCAGCCGCACATCGGCCGCCACGCCGACAAAGATGGGCCCAAAAGTTGCCTGGTCCGCCGCCTCGTTAGCGCCGGGTGTCAACAGCGCGGCCGGCTTGCAGACCAGATTAGCCTGGTCCCACCATAGCAGGTCGCCAATACTGATCGCCGTTGATGCCGGAAAGGGCAGCGGGAGAGTAAAGTTGTCGTTGAGCACTTGTTTACCGGCCATCTTTATTGCTCCTAATCAGATGACTTCGGAAGATGACAAGGTGACAAGGTGACTTCGCAGATGACAAGGTGACAAGGTGAAAAGGTGACAAGGTGAAAAACCCTGTCTTTTTCATCCTTCATCCTTCATCCTTCATCCTTCCGAAGTCACCTTGTCATCTTCGAGGTCAGCCTAATAGTGCCGCTAGAAATCCCTCGTTGGTATCCACGCCTTCGAGGACCGGCTTGCTATTGCCGTCACCGCCGGCGCCCGAGCGCGGCGGATTGGCACCCTTGCCGGCCCGTTCCTTCTCGCGCTCCAGGAGCTTCTTGACGCGCTTGTCATCGCGGGCGTCCATCAGGGATTCCATGAGCACGTCGTCGGGCTGGATCCCCAGTTTGGACGCCTCGCGGTAAATGAGGTTTTCACGCTCCAGGCTCTGCAAGCGCTGGCGCTGCTCCTCGGCTTCTTCCTTCTTTGTCACGGGTTCCTCCTCTTCCTCTTCCAGGTCGCCCTCTTCCTGGTCCGGCTCCGCTGTCAATTTGGTATGGGCCTTGAGCAACTTGACAATTTTCTTGACGCATTCATCATGACTGCCGGGGTTGGCCAAGCACTCATCAACGATGGCCGATACGGCGGCCTTAAAGCCACTTGATAGCGCCTCGTCACTATCGGCCGGTACTTCCTCCGCGGCGGCGGGAACGTCCTCGTCCATCAAGTCCTGGTCGTCCTCCTCGATGAGTGCCTTCAGGTAGGCGCCCAGGCGGGGCCGCTTGGTGACGCGGCGGGCGTATTTCTTCCAGGAGTTCTCGAAGAGCTGCTTGATCTTGATGGTCACGGGTTTATTCCCCTTGTGCTCGAAGAAACCGCCGGTCGTCGCCGGCTCGGTCACGACATCGACGGAGCGCACTTCGACGATGCGCTCCACGGTCATGATGCCGTCTTCATCGGTCGGTCCTTCGCCGACCGCGTTGTGACTCAGGCCAAACTGTTCCGGCATGCGCTCGGCGGCCTCGCAGATCAGCTCGGCATCGGGATGTGATTTAAGATATTCCAGGTCGCCGTAGGGGAAGCCCTCGATCATGCGGATATTGACCAGCCGGCCGAACTTACTGCGCACTGGTCTGGGATCGTTGGGATTGGCCGGGTGATCGACATAGACAGCGATGCCCTCATAGAGCTTGTCCCGCCAGGCTTCCAGGCGCGATTCGGGCGTGTAGATGCGACCGTTGGCGGACTGTTCGCCGAGGATTTTAACGCCGCGTATGATGCAGCGCTCGCGGTCCACACGGGCCTCGCCAGCGCCTAGCGGAGCCAGTCCGCGAACGATGTCCTCGGAGAGGCTCCGCCGCGCCAGCCTGGAACGTGTGAGAGGCATGCCGACAAGAATACAAAAGAGTCGGATGGGTGGTCAAGATGGGGAGCTTAGACGTAACCCATTGGTTACGTTGCGTTTACGTTACGGATGTGCCGATAGAAGATTACCCGCTCACAGATTATCTCGCCACCCTGCGCGCGGGCAATCTTGCGTGCCTCACAGATTTGACGGCGGACGGCGCCTCGGCCGGCCAGCTCGTCTTCGAGAAGTGCCTGGAGTTCTTTCTTGCCATGTGCATTTCCGTCCGACAGGAGATCCAGCATCCTTTTTTGCGTTGGCGTCGGACTCTGCTTTTCTGGATTAACTGACATTTTCTATTCCTCTACGTCACGGTAGAGTAATAGGAAAGCAGGCAGGGCGAACGTTACGAGCGTCCGCCCAGCCCTAACCACAACACCCGTTTCAGGAGAACGTGCGTCATGGCTGTTAGCAATCCTATCTCTGTTCCTCGCCGCGTCAAAGACTTGACCGGTCAAATGTTTGGAAACTGGTTGGTCCTTGCCTGGGCTGGCCGCTACAATCAGAGTTCTCTTTGGCTTTGCCGCTGTCATTGCGGCAGATTCGCCGTAGTGGGCCGCGAATCGTTGAAGTATGGCAGGAGCAAGGGGTGCAATCTGTGTTATCACAAGCGCCGCCATTTGCAAGCATCCGTTGCTCATCGCGCTGAGTACAAAGTATGGTACAACATGAAGAACCGCTGCCTGAATCCCAAGCGAGTCGATTATCACCGCTATGGAGGCCGTGGTATCGGTATCTGTTCGCGCTGGATCAATTCTTTTGAGGCCTTTCTGCAAGACATGGGGCCACGTCCCTCGCGCTCCCATTCCATCGACCGAATTGATAATGATCGAGGTTATGAGAAAGACAACTGCCGTTGGGCAACCAGGAAAGAGCAATCGTGCAACCGCAGGAGTACAAGGCTCATTACGCATAATGGACAAACTCTGTGCCTGAAAGATTGGGCTGCCTTGTCTCGCATTTCCAGAGCTACTCTCCGCTCGCGTCTCGCCGCCGGTTGGAGCTTTGCAGATGCCATCTCTATTCGACCGCCCAACGGTAGGTTCAAAGGTACAAGATTCTATACGCACAATGGACAAACTCTTTCCCTTATGGAATGGTCTAAATTGTGTGGAATCGGTTGGAGTACCCTTAACAATCGTTTGAAAGCTGGATGGACTTTTGCGGATGCTATCTCTATTCCACCGGACGGCCGACACGACTACCGCTAAAGCGCGCCGACTATGGGGGCGCCCGTCAGCGAGCAGGGCCAGCATCCGCCGCTGGGTTGGGGTGGGGGACATGACATCAGCCCTCTTCTAATTCCTTGACCGTAATCTGTAAGGCATCGGCGATACACGCGCGGATGTCCACCGCGGAGTAATCATCGGCACGGGCTGCCAAGCGAAATAAGTGGTCTCGAAACCATTCTCTCTCAACTTTGGCGGCGGCTATCGAGCCGAGGCTGCGGGCTTCCTGCAAAAGAGAAATGAGATAATCTACGTCCTCATCCATAAGAGAAATACGCCGAGCATATTCTGCTAATTTTGCTTCGGGAGACATGGCTTTAGCCCTCCACGACACGCCCGGCGGCACGTTTGGCGGCATGATAGCGCCGGTTGTAGTCGTTGCGTTTTTCTCGATTGGCTTCGCGGTAGCGCCGGTTGTATTCTAGCCACTTTTCGGGATGCGCAACACGCCGGCGCCGGGAGCGCTCACGGTGCTGACAGCGCGGCGAACAATAAAGCTGTGTCTTCCAGTGAGGTCGAAACCGCGTCGTGCAGCCCAGGGCTGCACAAAGTTGCTGAGTTGGCGTAGGGGACATGGCTCAATCTCCGTGTTCGGGATGGGGAGATTTCGGCACTTCCGGGCCGCCGCCGCCTTCCCCCCCTGGAGCCTCCGGCGGCGGTTGCTGGGGAAACTCCTCGTTGTACTGCTTGATGTTCTGCTTTTCCTGCTCCCAATCGAGATTCTCTTCGCTGGCCACGGTTTGCCGGGACTTCCAGCCGCCCTCGATGCGGGTAGCGTTGGCCTGGGCCTCGTCGGCCCGGTTGCGTACCTCCATCGACGGCGGCTCGCACTGGATGTCGATGTACTTCTGGATGGCGGCCCAGTCGTACAGAACGCCCTTGAGGAAGATGCCGCGCCGGGCCCGGCAATAGTTCTTGAGAACGCGCCAGCGTGCTATGAGAAAGCGCGGCCTGTAGATCACGTTCTGCTTGTGCTGGCCGGTACGGACGAACGGCGATTCCTCGGTTAAGCTACTTGCATAGGAGGAAGTACCGGCATCGCCTGACACCAGCCACTCCGGCGCGTTCCAGGTCACGCCCACGGCCCGCAAGACGGCCTGTTCCACCTGAATAAAGACGTTGCTCCCCTGCGTGAACGGCGGCGGAATGTACTGCATGCCCTTGGGAATGTCGCGGACCTCGCCCGGCCGCACCTGCCGGACATTCTCCTGCGTGCCGGTCCACGGGTTGGGCATGGTGTAGTCGGTGTTGGCAGCCACGAAATCGGACGCCTGGTCGCCCGTGACGGGCCCTTCCCATTGGCGGATCTCGGCTACGGCCGCTTGAATGGCTGATCCTTCCGCCATGTTGCCGATCAGCCGGCCGGCCACTTTCAGGAAATCATAGGTGTCGTAAGCCAGGTCGGGCAGGCCGCGCTTCACGTCGCGGTCCACGTTGCTGAGATGTTCGATCATATCCCCGGCCGGCACCTCGACGCCGTGCGTGTTGTTGCCGTCATAGCACACGTAATAGGCCAACACCTTCTGTACGTCATGTTCCTCGCCGATGGGATTTTTCTTGCCGAACGACCATTCTTCGAGGGTGGAATTGGCCGGCTGGATGAGTTGTTCAGGACCGACGGTGCGCGTGTAGGTCAAGCCATTCTGCTGGGGGAAGTCGCGCAGGAACCACTCGCCGTCACGGACATCGCGGCGCAGACACTCTGCCTCCAGAGATGGCCAGTCGTTCACGTCCTGGTTCTCATCAAGCACTTCCTGACAGGCCAGCCGCAGCCCGGCCGGGCAGCCGGGCTTCTCCACGGCGCGATAGGTGAAGCCGTCGCCGATGATGTAGCTGATGAGACCCTGCACGGCGCCACGGGCCAGAGCCGAGGTTTGATAGAGGATGCGGGCTGAGCCGCGGATAAGGGCCAGCTCTTGCCAGGTGCGGAAAAACGGCCAGTAGGCCCCGTAGCGGCGGTCGGCGACGATAGAGATAGCGGAGAGGAGAAGACCGTCCGGCGAGCGCAGACGGTCGAGCATGTCCTGATAGCCGCCCATCCAGTCCCACAGGTAATTCTGCTCGCGGAGGTCTTTACCGGCGGCCTGGGCCTCCAGCAATTCGGCCTGGTGGTCACGCTTCTTGACAAGGTTTTCGTGCAGCTGGTGGCGACCGGGATTGGCGTCCTGCGGCCACCAGTGAGCCGTCTTCAGCTCCTCGGCCTTGGCCTGCCGCTCGGCGCGGGCCAGACGGATGCGCGCCTCGGCCAGCTGCTGCTTGAGGCGCAGGTGTTCGAGGCGGCGCTGGGCCTTGCCGAGTCTCGTTGAGGTATGTCCGTTCGTTTCCGTCATGGCTCACCTGTCTTCCTCATAGGCCCGAACCACATTATGCCAGCTTGGAGAATCATTTTCCCCTCTGATTGGCAAGGACCAGGTAGGCTGAAGCGGATAAGGCCATTGCTCTGGATCGGCAAGAACACCGCGCAGCTCCTCGGCTTTCTTCTCCATCTTCTTGCGCCACTGTTCATACTCTTTATCAAGACAAGGCGGTTTCTCATCGCCCTCACGAGCAGGAACGAAACCGCGAAATTCAGGAGGAAGTAAACCCATCCTCTCCAGCCAGTACCGGCAGCGCTCGGGAGATACCAGCCACTCCGACCAGTTCAAAAGTCTTCCTTCGGTATTCCGCCGATAATTTGGGTCGTAAAGGCGGCGCTGGGCCTTGCCTAGACGGGTCGCGGTGTGGCCGTTGGTTTCGGACATGGGGATTAATCTCCACGAAGCCGTAGATCATGCGCAGCCAGAAGGGCTCGTAGGTCTGACAAACAACTAGGACCGAAGTTCTTTTCTTCCGTCAATTCGTCAGCAGACCACTGACAGAAATCACCCATCTTATTGAGTGGCCGTCTACCTTGCTTCGAGAGGCGAAGCAGAACTAGCCACGCTCTCGTAGATATTCTTGTCAGCAGCCAGTTAAGAGGCTTCTGAGATATTGCAGAAGGAGGAAATGGCTGAAACTCGCCGCACCAGCAGTCAGGGTTCACCTGCGGCCAAACTCCATCGTAAGAGCAATCAATGTCGTCTACGTTCGCCTCATTTTTAATCTGTCCTAAGACAAGATGCGGAGCATGTCTTCGACATTCTCCTGTTTCAGAAGTTTCATCCGGATAATCAAAGAACCGGCAGCGCTCACAACATTCTTCGCGGGCCTTGCCTAGACGGTTGGCGGTATGGCCGTTAGTCTCGGTCATGGCAGCACTTCTCCACTAATGAGGCCAGATGTGCACGGATAAGCTCCCGTTTCCATTCATGCTTGTCGCGCTCAAGTATCATGCCCACAAAACCGACCTCAAGAAACAAAAACAGGTCAGCATAATAATCAAGGTTTTCATCGCGGCTCATAATGCGGCCGTTGGTCTCACTCATGCCTTCATCCTCTGCGGCCCGCGCCACTGCCGGCCTATTCGTCTTCGTCTTTTCTGCGAACAAGCTCGATATGAGCTTGAATCGTTGCCTCGTCCTCACGGGGAGTCAGTCCGCGACCGATGGCAAAGCCATACATAAGGCGGACCACATTTAAGTCCACGTCGATACTGCCATCCACAAGACCCATGCTCTTGAGCCATTCACAGCGCAAGATAACGCACCAGTGATCGACAAGACACTGTCTTTCTTCGTCCGTGATCTTGTCAAATGTCGCACGCATTTGGGCAAACTGTTCCAGCCAATTTTCCTGCTTCGCTTGCTTCTTGCTCATGCTTTCATCCTCTGCGGCCCGCGCCGCTGTCGGCCATTTATCGCCTCGGTAATCGCGCCTCGATTGCTGCTGTGATTCTCTCGATGTCTGCTAGTTCCTTGCGGTGAAGTTCTGCGGCAGCTCGAAGGCCGGCTAGATTCGCTTCGTCCTGCGATGAATAGGGATTCCAGCTTTCCGGGTCGTAGAAGGGTGCTTCATCGCGCTCCGCTTCCTCGTCGTTCCTGTGCAAACAAGAAAGCAACAATTTCCCGTTGCGAACGACAACCACGGCAGACGTATCAATCGTAAGTACATCGTCCCAATTGCCATAGTCGCCATAATCCCAGCAGTAGTAAACCACCATTCCTGGGCGTAATTCCTCGATGGGGATACGCGGCATTACTTCTCCTTATGCTCGGAACCGCTGCGGCCCGCGCCGCTGCCGGCCATTCCAGACATCCACAGCTATCCGCATTGCCATCTCCAGCGCATCGGGCCCGTCATCGTGGTCCCCAACGGGAAAATCGCGGAGCTGCTGCACGAGTAGCCGCGTTCCCGGCGTGTTGCGGAAGCGTATCGCCCCGCGGGCCAGATAGGGGCCCAGCCGGCGGATACGCACTTGCTTGTTGGTCGTGTTGTGCACGGGCACCACCGGCACCATGATACCACGGCGCTGGCTCTCCCTGGCAATCTGGATAGCGAAAAGTTCTTGAAATTGATTGACCTCGATGGCAAAGGCATCGGCCAGAAACACGCGCTGATGTTCTAGGGCATCCTCGACTACCCGTTCCGCCGTGCGCAAGGCGAGATCAGCCTCGGCCCATAGCATTCCGTCCGCGGAGCGCCCCAGCAGCACGAAGGCCGAATAGTCACCGGATTTGGCATCCTTGCTTTTGCTAGGGTCCAGGGCAATCGTCCGCAGCACTAGGTCCGTAGGGAAGTCGTCGAACCACAGCGAATCGGGGAAATAGTGCTGTGGCCATTCACACCCTTCGAGGTAGATAAATTCACCGCCCAATTCTTGCCGCGCTGTCAGAGGACTATGACCGTACTGTTCTTCGATTTGCTGCCGGAAATTCGGCGGCAAAAAAGGATTGGAGTCAGTCGGTGCCTTGAAGATGGCCGTGTTCGGAAGTGCCTTGCCAAATACGTCATACGACCAATGGCTCAGGCCGCGTGGCGTCATCGAGCAACTCAGCCACCCCTGTTCGCCGCCTTCCCGGAGCGCTGCAAGGACGATCAAGTATGCCTCATGTGGCATCAAGGAAGCTTCATCCATCCATGCACCCGACAAGGAAGGCCCCCGAAGTTTTTCCGGATCGTCTGCCGTGCGAAAGCGGATCGTGGCGCCGGTGGTCAACTCGACGGTCGGATAAGGGGAGAGGCGGACGCGGGAAGGATCCCAGATGCCGAAGTCTCGCGCCATCGCCCTGAACACAGAGAAAGCGGCATCATGGAGCATCACCGAGGTAGGCGCCGCGACCAGGTAAGTACGGCCGCGGCGCGCTCGGCGGATGAGGTCGTAGGCTCCGGCTGTCGTTTTCCCGCTGCCGCGGCCACCCAGAAAGGCACGATAGGCAATAGGCGAATGGCAGAAATCCGCCTGGACGCGGTGAAGCCGGAAAATCTTCCGCTTGGTTACGGTAGCCATCGCCATGACTTTCGTCGGACGATCAAGGAAACCAATACATTCGAGACGCCAAACCGCTTGCCAAGGTCCCTGCAAGTCTCGCCAGCCGCATGCGATGCCCTGATGGCGCGAACGTCGGCTTCCGTCAACTTGGCCCGATAATGCCGGGCACCTCGGTGTTCATCGTATCTGCCATTTCGGATGGCATCCGCGGTATTCGCCGAGTAAGTATCCCAGCGCAAATTTTCCAGACGGTTGTCGAGAGGGTCGTCATTCGCATGACAGGCAATCAATCCCTCTGGGCATGGCCCCACAAAAGCCTCCAAGACAAGCTGATGGATGTTCCTTCGCGTGTAGCGGCCCGTGCGCCCTGTGCAGAGCTTAACGCGGAGATAGCCACCTCGGGCGTCTGCTGTCGCCTTAAGTCGCTTCCAGGGTGCGGACAGGTCATAGTGATAAGCATTGTGCCGATGGCAACTCCAGACGCTTCCGTCTGAACCGACTCGATAGCCACGGAACCCTTTAATTTCTCTGTACTCAATGGTAGAAATGGCCTCAGACATGAGCGCCTCCTCCAAAGGTGCTTGTGTTCAGGATAGGGGAGCGGCCGTGAACCGCTCTCCTATCCGCCCATTCTACCCTGGCACCTCCAGCTGTCCAGCTTGGTTGTTCACGGATACCTCGATGATCTCTTCAACCACTTCCAGGCACACGGCGACGGTGCTTTGCACAGCGATGGACTGCTTGCGTGGATGGACGTAGGGCGCCGCGGTAGCAGCGATGGCGGCGGCCTTGTCCAGCTGGCCGGCGTCGAAATGGGCACGCATGGCCACGAGCATCACTTGCAGGGGCTGAGCCCCCTCGCCGGCGGCCTTCTGGGCGATCTCGTTGGTCTTCTGGGTGCGCTGCGTCCCTGCGCCCGGCTTGCGCCCGGCGCCTTCCCGCTTGCCGCCGTTATTGGGACACGGTCGAGGCCCGCCGCGTGGCATGTTCGCTGCCTTTGGTTGATTTAATTCGCAATCAAGCAAAAGCACTTTACCACGTAGGTACTTGTTAAATCAAGAGTTGTAGCCGCTTTACTTCGAGGTCAAGCCAGCGGTCTACCTCTGGGCAGGCGCCCCGGAAGGGGCCAACCAGCTCCTGGAGGGTGGCCATCCAGAAGGCGGCCTCGCGGTCGGTGTCGTCGCCGCGCAGGGTGGCGGCCAGCAGATCACGGAGATACCAGTCGCGGGCCCGCCGCGCGGCGACCGTCTTGTCAGTGCCCAACGCCTCGAACAGCAGGCGGCGCAGGGTGGTGACGTGATGGCGAGTAATCATGACGGCACCCCCTCTACCAGACGAATGTGGCCGTCACCTTCTCGGAAGCTGATGGATTCGGCCGCCGTTTCGCCGCACAGGAACAGCCGGCCGCGGTCGAGGTAGACGGCGTAAATCCGCGTGATGGCTTGCGGCCGGCTCCAGCGGGCGCCGATTACGGGCTGGCCGAGGTGCGTTTCGCTGGTT